GATGGCGACGAAATCGAATGGCTCGCGGAGCAGCTGCGTTCCGCGGCTGGCGACCCCGAGGACTGAGCGACGGACTCGCGGCGGCGAGGTCGCACGGATCGCGGAAATACTCGGCACACCGTTGATGCCGTGGCAACGCCAGGTCGTTGATACTGCGCTGGAGGTCACCGACGACGGATCGCTCGCGTTCCGCGAAGTATGTTTGACCGTTCCACGCCAGCAAGGAAAATCAACCCTGCTCGTTTCGCTGATGTTGTGGCGCGCACTTGCGTGGGGCAAACGGCAACGGATCGCGTACACCGCGCAAACGGGAATGGCAGCACGCAAAAAACTGTTAGATGATTTTGCGCCAATCATCGTTGACAGCGAACTAGGCAAATTTGTTGAGAAGGTGTATCGGCTCGCTGGTGACCCGTCGATCCAATTCAGCAACGGATCACGGATCGAAGCGTTACCGTCAACCGCGACTGCCGGCCACGGCCAAACGCTGTCAGGTGGCGGTTTTATCGACGAAGCATTCGCGGACGTTGACGACCGACGCGAACAAGCAATGTTGCCTGCAATGGCAACCATTCCCGACGCGCAACTATGGGTAGTGTCTACCGCTGGCACCGACGAGTCGGCGTATCTGATTCGCAAGGTGCAAACAGGTCGCGATGCCGCGGCGGCAGGGCAGGCCGACCGCATCGCCTATTTTGAATGGTCAGCCGGCGACGACCTTGACCCGGACGACGAAACGACATGGGAGTCATGTATCCCGGCGTTAGGTCGCACCGTTGACCTTGACGTTGTACGGCACGCACGCGCCACCATGCCCGACGGCGAGTTTCGACGTGCCTGGCTAAACCAATGGACAAAAAACGACGAACGGGTTATACCAGCGTCGGTGTGGGACGAGGTGCAAGGCGACGCGATGCCAGGTGACCGAGTCGTGTTTGGTGTCGACATCAACCTCGACCGGAGCGCAGCGACGATCGTCGCAGCTGACGAACGCGGCCACCTTGAGGTGATCGACAACCGCGAAGGTGTCGAATGGATACCCGAACGACTCCAGCAGTTATCCACAACCCACGGTGGAACAATCGCGCTTGACGCATACGGCCCAGCAGGCATGTTGTCCGAACGGCTCGACGACATGAAAGTGACGCACATCAAATACACCACCCGCGACACCTGTTATGCCGCGAACCTGTTTTACGACGACATATTCGCTGGCAGCATGGTTGTGCGACCGCACGACGCGCTCACCGCTGCGATTGCTGTCGCTGAGAAAAAACCGATGGGCGCTAGTTGGTTGTGGCAACGCATGAACCCACGCGCCGACCTGTCACCTTTACACGCCGCAACAATCGCATATCACGCCGCACGATTTCGCAACAAGCCAGCCGGCAAGCCGGTGATATTCTGATGCAAGGTCAACCCAGTTTGTTTGCGTCGGAACAGGCAGCAACAACCAGCGATGACTACTACACGCCAGCATGGGTGTTTCAAACCATCGATCTGCGTTTCGATCTTGACGTTGCTGCACCTCCAGGTGGAGCACCGCACGTTCCCTGCCAAACATATTTCACCATGCAAGACGACGGTTTGTTGCAACCGTGGCACGGTCGTGTCTGGATGAATCCGCCATTCAGCAAAACGCAGCCGTGGATTGAAAAATGGCTGGAACACGGACACGGGATCGCGCTGGTGCCGAGCAGCAATGGCGGCTGGTTTGATTTGCTGTGGCAATCTGACGCAAAAATAACCATCGGCCCTAAAAAATTTGATTTTGTCAATGGGAACGGTCACGGAATACCACGCCGAATACATTTTGCGGCGCTTGGTGATGAATGTGTCGACGCTATTAGTCGCATTGGTCGTGTTCGCTAAGATAAGGAGTTGTCATGGGACTATTTTCGCGCCGAAAGGTCGAAGAACGAGCGGTCGAGTTTCCGTTCGTGCTGCCGACCGGTAACTATCTACAGCCGACGCAAGGGCCGCTGAATGTCAGCGAGCAGACCGCGCTCGGTATCCCGGCGCTGTGGCGCTGCACCCAACTGATCTCAGACTCGATCGGATCGCTGCCTATTGTCGCGTTTCGTGACGGCGAAAAGGTGACACCTAACCCGTCGATCCTTGAACAGCCCGACCGTATGTCGACACGGGTTGACATGATTTCGTCGACGATCGCGTCGCTACTAATCAACGGTAACGCCTACTGGCTGCTCGGTGACCGTGACGCGCTGGGCTACCCACGCCAGGCCGTGCTGCTCGCGACCGATGCGGTGATGATGAAAACGAACGGCAACGGCGCAATTGTGCAGTATCACGTTGGCGGCCAAGTGTATGACTCAGAGGACATTCTCCACATTCGCGGTTTGACGATGCCAGGTTCGGTGCGTGGCCTGTCGATCATTGAACACCACAAACGCACGTTAGGTCTGTCGATCGCTGGTGAGGATTGCGCGGCGAACGTGTACGACTCCGGTGGCCTGCCAGTCGGTGTGCTGGAGGTCGACGCCGACATTACCCGTGACGAGGCCGACGCACTCAAAGCAGGTTGGACAGAAAAGAACGGTGGACGTAACCGGACACCAGCGGTACTCGCTAACGGCATCCGCTATCGGCCGTTGTCATTCAACCCGCACGACCTTGAGCTGATCGACGCACGTCGCTACTCAGCCGGTCAGGTATGCACCCTGTTTGGTGTGCCACCGCACATGGTTGGCGTCGCCGGGTCGTCGGGTAACAGCCTGACCTACAGCAACGTGCAGCAAGATTCAATCCAATTCACCCGTTACACGCTGAGGCCGTGGCTATCCCGTGTTGAACAAGCATTGTCGCTGTTGCTGCCACGCGGACAACACGCACGGTTCGTGCTCGACGACCTGCTCCGCGCCGACACAAAAGAACGATACGAGGCATATCAGATCGCGCTCACGGCCGGCATTCTGACGGTCGACGAAGTGCGACACATGGAGGATTTGACCAGCCGAACAGGAGATATCACCGATGGCTGACATCATCAACCGGCACGTCGAGGTTGCCGGGTTCGAGATCCGCGAGGACGACGACGGACACCATTTGGTCGGCATCGTCGCACCATTCGGCGCACTCTACGACGCCGGCGCATACCTGGAGCGTTTCGCACCGACCGCGTTCGACAAAACGATCCGCGAACGCGGCACCCGCGTCGCGCTGCTGGAACAGCACGCCACCGACCGAATGCCGATCGGCCGTGCCATGACATGGGAAAAAACAAACGACGGACTGATCGCAGATTTCCTACTCGCACGCACCCAACGCGCCGAAGAAGCACGCACACTTGCTATGGACGGGTTCGTGACCGGGTTCAGCGTCGGATTTATCCCGGTGCGGACACGCAATCTGGAAATGAACGGCAAAGCGTTGCGTGAACGTGTCGAAGTACGCCTCGACCACGTTGGTTTTGTACGCAATCCGGCCTATCAAGAAGCACAACTGTTGTCGGTGCGATCGTTTGACCCTGACGACAGCGAACAGGTGCCACGCCTCGCTAAATACCGTCATTTGATGCGCGGTGACAGCTGATGGCTAACTACTTTTCGCACACCGTCACGACGACAGCCACCAAAGTGCTAGACGCCGACAACCTCAACCGGCATGTGTACCTACAGATCATTGGCAACACCACCGTGTACCTTGGCACCGACGACCAGGTGACAACCAGCAACGGGTTTCCGATCGTGAAACACACCGACATCACCGACGGCATTCTCGGTGTCGCTGCTGAACTGTGGGCGATTGTTGAAACAGGCACCGAAGATTTGCGCGTGTTCACCAATACCGATTGACGCTAACTGTGTATAGTTGACAGCAGGCCGCCGACCTCACCGCCGCCGCTGCAACGGCACCGTGGGTCACCGTCAGAACCAAACCGAAACCCTCTGACAAGGAGAACCCATGAAGCTGCTCGACCAGTTGGTCGCCGAGCGCGCCGAAATCACCACCGCTGTTGAAACGGTGCTCGACCGTGCCGCCGACGAAACCCGAGACCTGACCGAAGCCGAGGACAAGAACCTCGCAGACCTCACCGAGCGCGCAAAGGCGCTCGACGCACGGATCGCTGATCTGCGCGACATCCAAGTGTCACACCTTGAGGCCGCCAAGTTGCGTGCCGAAGTGGCCGCGACCGACGACAGCAAGGCTGAAAGCGAGTCCCCCGTGAACCGTGTCGACGTGAAGTCGGAACCGCTGACCTACAGCGAGCACGCCTCCACCTCGTTTTTCCGTGACGCCTACGCCGCCGAGTTCAATGGTGACGTTTCCGCACGCGAGCGCCTGAACCGGCACCAGGACGAAATGCGCGTCGAACTCCGCGACAGCGGCTCGGCCAATTTCGCTGGTCTCGTTGTGCCGCAGTACCTCACCGGACTGGCCGCACCGTTCCTCCGTTCGGGTCGTTCCACGATGGATGTCTGCAACCAGTTGCCATTGCCGGCCGACGGCCTGACCGTCAACGTGTCGCGTGTCACCACCGGTTCCAGCGCAGCTGCGCAGGACGGCGACAACGGTGCCGTGACCGAGGCCACCCCCGATGACACGCTGCTCACCGTGAACGTGCGCACCTACGCCGGCATGGTTGACGTGTCGCGTCAGGCGTTGGAGCGTGGCACCGGCGTGGACGGACTGCTCGCAGCCGACCTCGTCGCTGCGTACAACACCGCGGTGAACGCCGACGTGATCAACGGTGCAGGCACCAGCGGCACCCACCTCGGAATCCTGAACACCTCCGGTATCGGTGACGTGGACAAGGACGACGCCTCCCCGACCGCGGTTGAGACATTCTCCGCGATCATTGAGGCGATCGGCACCGTGACCGCTGCCCGTTACGTGCAGCCCGACATCATCATCATGCACCCGCGCCGCTGGTCGTACCTGCTCGCAGGCCTCGACTCGTCGAACCGTCCGCTGGCCGGCATTCAGGGCAACACCGGTCGCAACGTCACCGCGATCGGCAACCCCGGTGCGTACGGCGTCGCTGCTGGCGAGGTCGCTGGTATTCCGGTCGTCGTTGACGCTGGCATCCCGACGAACCTCGGTGCAGGCACCGATGAGGACGCGATCATCGTTGCGAACCGCGCCGACCTAGTGCTGATGGAGCAGGCCAACAGCCCGTTGATGCTCCGCTACGAGTCGGTCGGCTCGGGCACCCTCACCACGCGAATGGTCGTGTTTGGCTACAGCGCGTTCACCGCAGGCCGCTACCCCGGCGGCGTTGCGAAGGTGCAGGGCACGCTCCTGAGCGCCACCCTCTGATCACCCCTGACCGTGCCCGGTCGGTGACCCCTCCACACCGGCCGGGCACACGGAGGAACTATGGACAAGTACCTACAGAACCTCATCGACCAGGGCGCAAACCCGCACCTCATCGCAAAACACGCCGGCATCGGTGTGGTCGAGGTGCAGACGACGCAGGCACCGGCCGACACGCACGGCAGCGAACCGCGGCCGGTGTCGCGTCGTCGAACACGCAAAAAGGCAGCTGAGTGAGTAACTACACGACAACCGCGCTGGTCAAAGCGTCGTTAGGTATCCCAGCGGCTACCACGTCGGAGGACACCGCAATCGCGGCTGCGATCGCTGCTGCCGAGGCGCTGATCGACAACTACACAGGTCGCACATTTACTGCGGCCGAGTCGACACGCACCTACATGCCGCGCACGGCATCCATTCTTGATGTGGACGACATCGCTACGACCTCCGGTTTAGTCATCAAAACTGACGAGGATCAAGACGGCACGTTTGAAACCACGCTCACGGTGACGACTGATTATGTGATCCAAAAGAATGATGCACCGTTCAGGATTGTCACAAACGTAAACCGTGGCTGGCCGCTGTCCCTCTACGGTCGTAACACGGTAGAGATCACCGCCACGTTCGGGTACGCCACCACGGTGCCTGACAACATCAAACAGGCCGCGCTACTCATGGCGTCACGTTTGTTTCAACGCAAAGCGTCACCGCTTGGGTTTCAGGCTGGCGCTATCTCCGAGTTCGGGCCGGTGCGTATCTCGCGGACTGATCCTGACGTGGCCGCGTTGCTGCAAGGCACCAAACTGTTTGGCGTCGGCTAATGGCCGACTACGGCACGATCAAAACGGGTTTAGCGGACGCGCTGCGCGCCTCCAGCAACCTCACCGTGGTGTACGAACAAGTACCCGACGTGTACACCACACCATGCGCGGTGCTGGTTCCAGGTGACAACCCGGCGACATATCACGGCGCGATGGCCGGTCAAGGTTTCACCGTGTTTGAATTCAAAGTGCAAATCATGCAACAACGGTTCGACCTCGACGCGGCAGCTGACGCGCTCGACGTGTTTATCCACGGCCCCGACAGCGTCGACGCGCTGATCCGAGCCGATCGCACGCTCGGCGGTATCGCAGCCGACACGATCACCGACCGTTGTGCAAACATTGGGCAGGTACTCGCCGGCGATGACGTGTTCCTCGGCGCCGAGTTCGACGTGAGAGTGATGGTGCAACCATGAAATACAAAGTGACAAGCGACAAACTGCGTTGGCCTACCGGAACAATCGTCAATGCTGACGATATGGCAGGTAGTAACATCGGAGTGTTGATCAACGCCGGCCACCTGGTCGAAGTTGGCAGCGAACCGGAACCGGAACCACAAGAAGAAACCCTCGAGGAGTTGTAAAAATGGCTCAGATCGTGCTCACCGACGTTTCGGTGACCATCAACTCGGTTGATTTGTCAGACCACGTCACGTCGGTCACGATCAACCATGACGCCGACGCGGT